TGATGAAGAATTAGAAAAGTATAAGAATATGGAGGATGAGGAATGATAATACACTGGGGCATCGGATTAATAATAGGAACGCTGATAGGCATGGGTATCATGTGCCTACTGAGGATGGCAAAGGAGGATACGGAATGAGAGATATAGAATATCTAGAAGAAAAAAGATTAAAAGTCTTGGAAGAAATAAAGCCCATATGTGACGCTTATGGTATCACTGATTACGACTACGAAGTAAGGACTGCAGGGCAAACAGAAACATTGAGAATAAGGGACACTAAAATAGGTTGTTCAAGTAATTCGATTTTTGCAATTAAACAAGAGTTAACTGGGTACATATTTTTGGCGATGTGGCGAGAACGAAGCTTGGGATATTTTGATAAACAGACAAAGAACGTGATTAAAAGATACTGGTTAGGAGGATGAGAAATGACTGAATTAATGTCATTCTTTGCAGTTGTAGGTATCGGAACCACAGTAACCGCATTAATGGGCACACTGTATTGGTTAGCTGAAAAATATGATTTTAAAAAAGAAGAAAAGCTTAGGCAAATAGCTCACCAAGAGGCTAAACACGTGCTAATGCTTTGGATTGAGAGGAGAGAAAAAAATGAGACCAATTAAATTTAGAGGAAAGCGGATAGACATTGGCGAATGGGTTTATGGATATTATGTGGTAGAAGACGGCGATGTGTTTATCGCCACTGATAATGGCGATGAGGACGGCCACATACTAGAGCTTGCAAAAGTCATACCTGAGACAGTGGGGCAATACACAGGACTAGATGACAGGAATGGTATAGAAATATACGAGGGTGACGTTGTAAGTGATTTTAGGTGTATGAAATTTGAGGTTATATTTAAGGATTCGGCATTTTGTCTAAAGCAACTAAATTGCAGCTATTATGAAATCATAGCAAAATATGGCACTTTATTTGTAATAGGCAACCTACACACCAACCCTGAACTACTGGAGGCAGACCAATGATAGACTACGGGTTAACCCTACACTTAAATTTCAGAGAAAAGGTGTGCTACGTGCTTTTGACAAGCGACCAAGACACGGACAAGCTGATAAGACAGTTTGACCTAGGGGGGGAACGAGAATGGTTAAGTTATCAGAATTAGATAAAGATGTAAAGGTTAGTTATAATGAACGTATTTATACAGTTGAAGAGGTAATGAATGACTTGAGGTACTTTACGGATGATGAGGATATAAACCTTTATACCACAACCGAACATAAAGCAAGCATTGATGCTGCAAGCTTTATAGATGCAGTCTTTGATTCTGTATATGAAAACGGAATGTATGAAGATTGGGATGAAAGAATCAAACAAGACATAAAAGAAGAAGATGTTAAAAAAATACAAGCAGTATTTGATGAAATATTAAGTAGAAATGAAGAGCAAAATATATCTTATTATGAATGTGAAAAAATAGAGATAGATGTTCCGTTTAGCGGCAGTGACAAAAAAGATGAGATCATAAAGCAGTTTGAAGATGAACTTAAAATTAACTAAGCCCACATTTGGGCTGAGTGGAGGGATAAGAAAATGGAAGCTGAATTTAAAGTAAACCCAGAGGCAAAGATACATACCACTGGCCCCAAACTTGGGGAGAGTATAACAGGTTGGCTCAATTATGAGCCGACAAACGGATATTGGGTAGGCTCATTGCCCGAAGAGGAGACCCTATTAACCTTAATAGCTTTGATATACCACTACGATGTAGGAGTCGTTTATTACGAGTCGGAAAACTTTGACAATGAAGACTGGCAGAAAAACAGAGATGATATGCTGACATTTTGCGAGCATAGACTTAAAGAGATATACACAGGTCAAGCGCTTAGAGAGTGGTACAAAAAACCACGATAGGAGGCAGGCAATGCGAAACGAAACTAGCATAGGCGACTTCTGCGAGATAACCAAAAGACCTTGCGAGAAACCAAGTTGTGAAAACTGCGAATTAATATACCGAGAAGACGGGAGCGGCGACTAAACCAACATAAAGGGGGTAAACTATGACAAAGGGCGAACTCAACCAACTGTGGCACATAAATAGGGAAATTGAAGAGATCAAAAGCGAGATAGAAAACATCTCATACTTAGAAGCAGTGAAACCCAAAGAGGCGGTACAAACATCCAGCATATCAGACTCAACAGGAGAACGAGCTTGTATACTGGCAGAACTTAAAGAGCTGTACGACATCAAACTCAAAGAGATGTTTATCAAAAAAGCCAAGATTGAAAGGTTTTTGGACGGGATAGAAGATAATGAGATGCGGTTGATATTTAGGCTGAGGCATGTTAATTGCCTGGAATGGAATGAAATTGCCGCAGAGCTTAACTACCACAGAGTAACAGTTTGTAAAAAGTACTATAAGTTATTAAACTCGCTACACACGACTACATGATTTTATGAGATAATAGTAGCGTAAAGATATAACAATATACTTATTGGCATCCTTCGGGGTGCCTTTTTCATGTCCTCCTTTCCTGCCCTACCTGATTCGCAGGATGGGCTGATTGACCAGTGCCTCGGAATTGACCCGAGGCCTTAAATATAAATTGAGGTGCGCTATGAAAGAAAAATATAATGAGAAGAAATGCAAAGGTTGTTTGTGGAAAACCAAGTGCGATGATGGGCACTTTATATGCCTATTTGCAAACTGTGTGAAGGAACTAGGGAAATATAAAAAAGCAACAAAAGTAGGTGAATCTGACGATGGCTAAAGGTAAGTACGATTATTGGATATCCCCAGAAGGGCTTTTGAAGTTGGAAGGCTGGGCAAGAGACGGTTTGACCGATAAACAGATATCCCACAATATAGGTGTCACCGAGCAGACTTTAAATGTTTGGAAAAACAAGTATCCTTCATTGTTTGAGTCCCTAAAAAGGGGTAAAGAGGTCGTTGACCGAGAAGTTGAGAATGCCTTACTCAAAAGAGCAAAGGGTTATACCTATGTCGAAACCAAAACAGAGCGCGAAGGTGGAACTATCACCAAAACCACAGTAACCACTAAAGAAGTCGCGCCAGATACAGGAGCTGCTATCTTCTGGCTTAAAAACAGAAAGCCTGGAACATGGAGAGATAAAAAAGATCTTGAAATGTCGGGTGAGATGGAAGTCAACAGTCCTTTCAAGGGGTTAACCACAGAGGAACTAAAGAAGCTGATAGATGATGATTGATAAAAAAGAGATTAGCAAACAGGCCAAACTGGAACTCGCAAGACGTGAGTTCTTTTATTTTTGTCATTTGATGGCCAAGGATTTCTACAAGAGAGACAGGGCGTACCTGAAAGAGATCTGCGACGACCTACAATCCTTTTACGAGGATCCGGAAGAAGAAATACTCGTGATGAATCTCCCTCCTCGACATGGCAAGTCAAGGACAGTCTCGCTCTTTACCGATTGGGTCTTCGGCGAGAATCAAAATGAGAAGGTTATGACTGGTTCATATAACGAGACTCTGTCAACGACATTTTCTAAAAACGTGAGAGATCCAATCCTGGAAGTTAAAGCAGATAAAGACAAGATAGTCTACTCTGATATATTTCCTAATGTAAAAATCAAACGCGGTGATGGAGCCATGAACTTGTGGAGCTTAGAGGGAGGGTACAATAACTACTTGGCCACCTCCCCCACCGGTACATCAACAGGCTTCGGCTGCACCTTGATGATTATAGATGACCTTATCAAATCGGCTCTTGAGGCGCACAACTCACAGGTTTTAGACAAGCATTGGGATTGGTTTGTAAACACCATGCTTTCAAGGCTTGAAGAAAACGGGAAGATAATCATAATCATGACGCGTTGGGCTAATAACGATTTAGCAGGCAGAGCTTTAAAGCACTTTAGAGAAGAAGGCAAGAAAATCAGGCATGTTGTCATGAAGGCCCACCTTGGCGGTGGTAAGATGCTTTGCCCTGAGATACTGTCATACAGAAGCTACAAGTCAAAGAAACGCGCAATGGGTGCAGATATAGCATCTGCCAACTATCAACAGGAGCCTATAGACATCAAAGGAAAGCTTTACAGTTCATTTAAGACGTACACTTCCCTACCCGTAGATGAGAGCGGTAATTCGCTTTTTACAGGCATTTACAGCTATTGTGACACCGCAGACCAGGGCGAAGACTACCTGTGTGATATCATATTTGGAGTTTTCAACAAAGAGGCTTATGTTTTGGATGTTTACTACACGAAAAGGCCAATGGAAATTACAGAGCCAGAGACGGCTAAAAGGCTGCACGAAAATGATGTAGGGCTTGCTTATATCGAGTCCAATAACGGTGGACGTGGGTTCTCAAGACAGGTAGAAAGACATCTTAAAGAAAAGTTCAAATCGAACCGGACAAAAATCATATGGTTTCACCAGAGCCAGAACAAAAAAGCAAGGATCTTATCAAACGCTACCTGGGTTATGGACCATATATACTTCCCCGTCAACTGGAAAGACAAATGGCCCGACTACTACGAGTCTATGAACACGTACCAGCGGGAGGGTAAAAACGCACATGATGACGCTTGTTTAGTTGCAAACACCATGGTATCTACCTTGACCGGCCTTAAACCAATTCAAAATGTAAAAAAAGGTGATTATGTATTCACCCCATACGGACTCAGGAAAGTCCTTTGGAGTGGTTGCACAGGAGAAAAAGAAGTTATACATAAATCCAATCTGACAGGAACACCTGATCATAAGGTTTTCAGCAAGCGGGCTGGGTTTATTCCACTAGACGCATTTACAGGCACAACCGAAAACGATATAATATCATTGGGAGGTCTGATAAAATGGAAATACAAAAGACTATTATATTCAACGGAGAAGAATACAAACTTATGGGGGCGGGAAAGTATTATCTTAGCCAGTCAAACACCAATCAAGGAAGAAAAGGTGCTAAGGGACTTCATGTGGCGATTTGGGAAGACTATCACGGAAAAGAAGTTCCTAAAGGCTGTCATATTCACCATAAAGACGGCAACACTTTTAACAACAACATTCGCAACCTGGAGTGTGTATCAAGCAGGGAACATGCACAAAAGCACTTCGATAAAGAGGATCCAAAATTTAAAAAATTTCAAGAAGCAGGAAGAAAAGCCGCAAAAGAGTGGCACAGAAGCGAAGAAGGTAGGAAATGGCACTCAGAACACGCGAAAAGAGTCGCCGATAACATCAAGCCCATCAAAACCACATGCAAAGAGTGCGGAAGAGAGTTTGAAACGAAAAGAAATTTTACACAATTCTGCTCAGACAAATGCGGTGAAACATGGAGAGGTAAACACAAGAGATTTGAGTATACAAAGAATTGCACCATTTGCGGAAAAGAATTTACAGCAACAAAACGTAAACCATCTTCCCCTGGGAGAGAGACATGTTCAAAAACGTGCGCAAACGTTCTTAACCACGAAAATAGAAAAACAAAAAGTTTATAATTTAACCATCGAAAAAGACCATGTGTACTACGCAGATGGTCTTTTAGTTTCTAATTGTGATGCTACCACAGGTGTTGCGGAAATCATAAACAACAAGATCAGCACAAGAACAAGGAACCACTCCGGGAAAGGGGCGAGATGATGATAAATTACAATCAGCTGCTAAAGTCCGAGATAGAAGGAGTTTACGGCGATTATTTAGAAAAAGTACAAAGGATTATACGGTGGTACTCGATTTATGACGGCGACCAAAAGTGGGAGACTGCCGGAGAGCTTGATTACGTCCCTACTAAAAAGATTACAAATCTGACTAAAAAGTTAATCAACACCAGGGCGAGGTTTATGTTTGGCCGCGAACCCTACTTTGATATCAGACCAGTATCGGAGGATGCAGAAGGTTCAACTGCTAATAAGGATGCGGCGCAAGTAAAAGAAGACTTACTAGCCGATATACTAAAGGCTAACAAGTTCCACTCAAAGCTTTTAAAAGCCCGTAAAGACTGTTCGATTGGCGGCAAGATCGCCATTAAACTATGGGCGAAAGAAAACGAGGGCTTAAGGATCATCTTCTCCCCCGCCTATGAGTTTTTCGTGCAGTACAACGAGGATGACATCGACACGATTGAAAAGATCTTGTTTGTCTATGCTTTAAACAACGAATCAGACCCGACCAAGCAAAGGATAAAGAAGCAATCATGGGAAATGGTTGGCGGAACTTGCATATTAAACGAAGGTATCTACAACGGCAGAGCAGACCTTATAGAGTCAATCGAAACAGACTACAACACCAGATTAGACTTTATCCCTGTGGTTATAATTCAAAACGGTGGACTTACGGGAGAGGTTGAAGGGTCAAGTGATGTTCACCAGCTTTGGGAAAACCAAGATTCATATAACAAACTGACAAGCGACGACATAGATGCGTTAAAGTTTCAAATGTTTGGCCAAGACGTATTTACCGACGCAAGCGAAGAAACGATGGAAAGAGTTAAGATATCACCAGGAGCGGTCATCGACCTACAAACAGACCCTACAGCCAGCGAGAGACAGGCTAAGGTCGAGAGGCTAGAAAGCAAATTTAGTTACCAGGCAAAGTTTGAGGATACGGTAGAGAGAATCAAAGCTGATTTATATGATCTAATCGAGGTGCCAAACGTCAATTTGGAGCAAATGAAAGGTGTCGTGCAGTCGGGTAAAAGTATGAAGGCTATATACTGGGGACTTATATCGGCTTGTGAAGAGGATTGGACCGAATGGGGGCCTGCACTGGAACAGATGGTCGAGTTTATATTCAAGATGGTTGAAATCTACAATCTATACGGACAGGCTCAGACGGTAAGGTTTGAGACTACTTTAAATATCGAACACTACTACCCTATCCAAGAAGATGAAGATGCACAAAAAGAAATAGATATGCAAGAAGTCACGACAGAGGTCAGAAGTCGCTACAGCTACATGAAAAAGTGGGGCGACTACGAACATATTGACAAAGAGCTAGAGCAAATACAGCTTGAAAAGCAGCTGTTACAAGATTCTTTCACGCAGGCGATGATCTCTGACTTAGGGGATGATTGAAAGTGACAATGTACGTAAAGATGGCAAGAGACGTCCGAAAAAGGGTGTCTCTTTTAACATTGCAGCAAGAAAGACAGATCTTGAAGCTCTACGAAAAAGCCTTGGAAGACCTGGCAAGAGAAATAACCAAGACCAGGGCGAAGACTTTAACGCATAGGCAGTTGACGGACTTTCAGAAAGAGCTTAAGAAGG